TGCTGGGGTTTCGCCCTGTCCAGACGACCTCAATACCGTTATGCTCCACCTCGTCGGTATACCCGCCTAGAATGGGCTTACCTGAGTTGTCGGGCACCCAGCTTATCGAGTTGACCGGCCAGGTGTTGCGCATGATCTCCGGCGCTGCTCCGATGGCCTTGAAGCTGAACGTCTTGTCGATACAGATTCGGCCATCCCTGATAACCCCGGCTACGCCCTTTGAGTATCCCTCGTTCATGTCCTGGCCCACGAATACGCGCTCATGATTCTGAATGTGTTGAAGGTTCCGGTCAAGGTGGCGGTCCTCATCGTATCCAGGGTAAACACGTCCGGCGGTAAGGTTGACGAACATCCCTTCAAGGTAGGCCATGCGCTCGTTCTCATCGTAGAGCGCGTACAGCCGCTCTAAGTAGTTCTTTGGCAGGGACGTGTTGTCCGATGTTTTGCCGCGCACCAAGGCATACCGCTCTTTGCGTTCTTTCAATTCCTCGATGATCTGATAGGTGCCCTTATAGCCCTGAGCCGTGGTAGTCGAGACAGTGAACGGGTCACGGCCATCGGGAAGCGTAACGCGAGTACGCTCCTGTATTGCAGTATCGGCCTCAATGGCCTTGGTCTGCTCAAGTTCGTCCATCTCGTCATTCAGGAAGATCGAGAGGTTATGCCCGTAGATTTCCTGAGGCTGACCAGTAGCAAGAAGGATGTATTTGAGTTGCCCGACCTGCAGGACGTTCTCGGCGCGATTATACCGATAGTTTGCTCCGGTCTCGATTAATGATTTCTCATAGTCAGCGATGACCGTCTTCTTCAAGAGGGAGATCGTTGTAGACCCCACTCCGATCTGAATTGGGTATTTCCAGTATCGTCTGGTGATCTCGTGCATCAGCACAGTGTCCGCCGTACTCTTGCCAGCGGCATACCCGGCAACTAGGAAATGGTTCGGAATGTCCGGCCTCTCCCAGGGCAATCGAATAATCTGGGACTGGTGCCTGAACAGATCGAACGTCGTCACTCGCCTTCACCTATCTCAATATTGTCCTGTTGCGATGGGTCCAGCAGAGCCGGAGCGGTATTCGAGTTGATGACCACCGGGGGCTTGTCGCCATCAAAGGTATATTCTCGTCGGTCGCGCCATTCTTCTGGTTCCCGATTCTTGAGCCAAATGAAAGCGGCAGCGGTATCGGGCGGGAAATGTTCCGTATATTCAGCCCTCACCGTTCTTCCCGCTCTGCTATCGTAGAAGATTTTCACTGCTGGATGGCTGTACCCAGTTGCACGCTGGTAGAGTGACGCCTTGACTCTCGCATTGGATATCTCGGAACCTTTCTTTATAGCCTCCGAAAACTCCATGTTCTCATCTTTCCACTTGTAGAGAGTGCTCACGGCTATTGAGAGGCGTTCGGCCATTTGCTCATTAGTCAGCCCCATGAAAGCGAAGCCCTCGGCAAGAGGTAGATGTATGACTGGGTTGTATTTTGTTGGCCTTCCGCCAGCGTGTGCCATGCCTAGAACCTATTGGTTGGGATGAAGGTTGTCAACTTACCAGACCGTCGAGCTAGTCTGATTCCACCCATATGGTCGAGGTTCAGGCTCTTTGATCTCGTATTGGTCGAACATGGCCAGCGCCGCTTCTGCAATCTCGCGCTGCCGGGTTATTTCTGCCTTGGCGCGTTTCAGGTCTTCGAGTCTCTGGCCGATCATGTTGCCGAGGACGTCGCTTTCAGGTGCCTTGATGATTCTGGCCTTGGCTTTCTCATGGATGCCGATCTGTGCTTGGTTCTGAGCTTCCGCCTGTCTGAACTGCTGTTCGAGGCCGTCACGCAACCTTTGAACGCTGTCCTTGATGGGCATGCCCTCGCGCTTGAGCAGTACTTCTTCGCTCATCTTGAGGAACTCGGTATAGACTTGGTTCTCTCTGTTGTCTGCTTCGGACTTACCTGTCTCGTCGAACCTCTTGCGCTTGTCGGGGTCTGACAGGATGTCGTAGGCCAATGTGAGGGCCGTGATCTGTGAGGAATCGGCGCTAAGATCGGGGTGATGCTTCTTAGCTAGGCGGCGGTAGGTCTTCTTGACTGTTTCGGTATCGGCGTCTTTGGGAACGCCCAGGACTTCATAAGGATTCATGATTTGAAAGTCACTTCTACTTGAAACTGTGGCTTCATCACCCAAAGCGTTCCAGTATCAAACTCCATACAACATCCGCACCTAGCCCGATATTTTCCTTTGATATAAGCTCCACTCATAGAGTTCCAGTAGGTTATGAACTCGGTCGGAATCATTTCATCGCCATGGAATGGGCATGCTATTTCTTTCAAATCTCGCTCGTCCATCAGTATCCTCCCGGTAGAAAATCCATCGGGTCAAACGTCACTTCAAAGTGTAGATGGAACCCCTCGGCCTGCCCAGTCTGCCCCATCCTGCCGACGATCTCGCCGCGATCCACCGTCTTACCCTTCCATACCTCAACCTCGCTTAGATGCGCATAGAACGTGTAGAGATAGATTGGCTTGCCGTCTACCGACTTCATTCCCGTGTCATGCTGAATCTGTATACATCGTCCGAAAGTCTGGTTCTGGAACTTGTTGTAGACGATGACGACCTTTCCGGGCGCGGCGGCTAAGATCAGCGCATGGATCTTTGTCTTGTCCTTGGGCACCATGTCTAGTCCCATGTGAATGGAGTCGCCCCCTCCGAACGGCCCCTTCTTCAAATCGTTCCGCCAACCGTATCGACTTGTAACAATATGATCCTTGATCGGCCAGTCTAGCGCTAGGCCGCCCATGACCGACACTGGCTTCTCGACAAAGTGTTCAACGAGGATCGGTTGCGGTACTAGTCGTATCGTCTCTTGAGTACATGAGCAGAGCAGGACTGTCAGCAATAGGATTCTGACCATGCGGTTTACAACATCCCGAACGGGGCACGAACTTTGAAAGTTCTCCACATAAAATCGATCACGAAAGAAACTCCTAGCAGTTCCTCGTTCGCAACAAGCCCGGCAATCGGTTTGAGTTCAGCGGGCACGCCAGCTTCCTCAATCATTTCCCGGCGTCGAGCTTCCTGTTCTGGTGTCAGGGTCATTTTATTTCAACCACTCTTGCTTGGCCTTACATGCAATGTTCAGCCCTTCAACGTGAGAAACTTTAAACCAAGTCCTCTTTGTTGGGAATTGGCCCTCAGCAATTGACCTCGCATTCTGCATCAACTCGTCGTTGTCGAATACACCGACCACAAACTCTTCGCTCGTGCCCATCTGGTCACTAACCTCTACCCCTATGACGAGGACTTTCATACTCGTACCTCCTCATACTCAGCGATGATATGCTCCAGTCCGCGCTTGTCGGCTTCCTTGGCCTTCTTCATGCCGGTCACAGCCGCGTCTCGCGTCTTGAAGACTTCCAAGGTCACCTTTTCAAGTTCGGGGGGAAGAATGCCCTGGTCAAGCAGATGCAACTGGCGTTTCACCGTTGTCAAGAGTTCCTTGTTCACTTTCAGGTTTGGGTGCATTGTCTTTCTCCTGGGCTTTCAGAGCCTCTTCGAGCAGAGCCCGCCATTCTATCCCCTTGGATTCCCAAGTGTTCTGCAGTACCCATTCGTAGGCCTTCTCTGCCTTCTTGTGATACTTCTCCGGATAGCGGTAGATGTTCAAGAGCTTGTCGGCCATGTCATGAACTTCGACAACCGGACGAACAGGGATAGGGTCCATGCGTCCGAGGGAAATGGTGTGGTCGATGTCGCCACAGCGAACCATAGTACCGCGTTCCTCGTTTTCCCCGATGATTTCCTCAATACTGCTGTGACGAGGAAACAGGACCGGCACCTTGCACGCCATGGCCTCAGTGAGGCTCAGGCCCCATCCCTCGCCGATCGTGGAACTGACCACGACGTCAGCCACGTTGTACAGCTGGTTCAGTACTTCGATGGGGATTCCCTTGACCACGTTGAAAATCTTCGGATCGGGACACGCCCAGTCTTTGCCCTGAATCAAACCGTAGTGCGAGGCGATATCAGACATTCGCCCACCCTCGTCTTCCTGAGCGGCATGCATGAACAGAAATGAGTTCGGCACCTTCTTGTGGAATATCGAGAACGCCGCAAAGGTGCGGTTGAAGTCCTTCCGAGGTTGGTTGCGGTTGACATTCAGAACGATGAAGCAGTCTTGAGGCATTCCGGGGAAAATCATGCCCTTGAGCATTTTCTTGGCGTCCCCTGGAATAGGAAAGAAGGCACTCGGTTCACAGCCGTGACCTATGACGCGAAGGTTGGTCAGGCTGGGGTTCAGCTTCAAGATTTCCCGGCTCCCGTACTCCGTATAGACTACGGGGTAGTCCACCTTGGAAATGATGTCGTCGGCCCATTGCTTTCTCGGGGGGCC